AAGCGCACCAGCTATCCCATGTATGCCCTCTTGGGTCATAAGTTATCATGGATTACCCGTACTACGCTCATCACCGATATCGGCGCTTAATAATATGTTGCCTGTTTCATAATTACCATTTGCTACGTTACTTATAAACCTCAACTTCATTTCTCTGCGTTGCTCACGTAAATCGATTTTAAGTGTGTCTGGTGTAAACGTATAAGGGTCTGAAGGATTATCAACATCAGTTGCATAGCCTTTACCGGTAACAATTAAGCTCATCTCACCAGTTTGCACAAAGTCAGGTTCAACACGTTCAAGACGAATCCAGCGATTAATACCTTGCATTGATCGTTGACCTGGGCCACCGCCAACCCAACCAATACTGTTAGTTTCAAAGTAGGACTCAACTGCATTAACGTTATTCAGATATATCTGATCAACACCCGTCTCATGCTGCCAGAGTGTATTATCGCCTGCGCTATTAGCAACGTTGTCTGCCCAAATAGGAAACTTAAAGACTTCAGAGAACGTGCCTGCTGAGCGCTGCGATCCTTCTGCAAATCCTGCATCGTACCAGACTTTATCGCGAACATTATAGATAACAGCATTGTTGCACTCAGTAGCATCACCATGCGGGTAGAACCACCAGATTTCGCCCCAACGAGGAATCTTTGCTGCCCATACTTTTTGTCTTTGAGCAAAGTTTAAATTGTCAAAAAAGTAATTCGTATTCGACGTATTCACAACTTCTTGCACAACACCGTTATACATTAAAAATCGATCAACGGCTACCCAATAAATAATGCCGTCATATTCAATCACGCATTGTGATGACAGAATCGAAGTCTGAGTAGAGATAATGTCATAGCGCCAGTAAATGGTTGATGAGCCAATTGTTTGAGGTGCATAAGTAACACGAGTAAGCTGATCAAGCGACCAAAACAAACCAGCAGGAGATGTGGTGCCTCCTCGTAATGGCATGCCTTTAACGACTTTAGTTGCTGAAATGTTATTTGCATTGGAATCTGCACTAATCCAGTTTGTAAAATCACCTGCTGAGCAATTTTGAATAAGACCATTATTGCCATATACGAATAAGTACGGATAGAGCATACATGCCCCACCTGATACTGATATATTGTTATCAAACGTAAACGATGTCGGAGAACCTGAAACTGAAGCACTAATAGTAATTGTAGTTGCAGGTGAAGGTGAAGTAACTACAGTTACTGCGGTGACTGTAGTGCTTGCTGGAATACCTGTGCCTGTAACAGTCTGCCCAATACCTATTCTGTAATCCGCAGTGGCGAGAGTAATGGTGCTGCCTGTCGCGCTTCCAGTCACAGTAAAGACACCTACACCGGACATGGAGCCGCCTGGGAAAGTTCCTACTAAAACAGGAGTATTAACGGCATTATCAATTGATGTTAAGTTCTGACCAGGATGCGCAATAACTTGAAGCGTGTTTGTTCCGTTAAAGTCATAGCCAATGTCAAATTGCCATAGATTGTTATCATTACTAGTAAAGTATGATGCGCTTAATGTAATAGGCGCAGGCCCTGAACCGACTCCATTGTTGTTATCTGTTTGCCAATACTGCACACTATCAGTGTATCCGGCATACACATAGTTTAGACCGCTTTGAGATTGCATGGTCATGCCTCTAGCAATGCCAGGTGCATTTAGAAAAATGCCTCTATAGCCTCCTACTTTACGAGGTCGACCACGCTGAAATCGTACCCATTTCCCGTCAACATATGCTGATGCATCAAAATCTGTTCCATCTTTCTGAATACCAGCATTAATCGCTAAGGATATGACATTAACTGTCAAAATGTTCCTCCAGATATGCCATTAATGGCTGTAAACCCAGAAGCATTAAAAAACCCTGCTTGTTGGTTGGCTATAACAAACCCTAATTTACTCGAAGCCGGTAGGTATACACCAGTGTTCACATCACCAGAGAACTTAATGGATGGAACGGCTAAACTACCGTTTCCAACAGTTAAGCTGGTAATTGTGCTGGCTGAACCAGAAGCGGCGTTATAGACATTCGTACCATCGCAAACCAAAACCAGTGTTGATGATTGAGCAACAACTACGGTTTGGGCACTAACAGCGCTTGTTTTTATTGTTAAACTAAACGAACCTGTGCAGTTGTTTGTAACGGTGTACAACTGTACTGTAGACGGAATAATGATTATCTGGTTGCTGGTTAGTATTCCAGAGAACTCTTGAATAGTAGAAGCCGCTTGTACCGCAGTTTCTGTTAAGCTTCCACCCGTCACAACTAACGACAGCTGAGTATACGCAAAAGCGTTTGAACGACCATAACCAAAAGTGTTCCAGTTAGTGCCATCGCAAACAACAACAAATGATTCTGTGAGCTGAAGTTGTGCACTGACAGCTCCATCAATCGTGCTAACACCAGTAGGCGCAACTGTTACAATCCCTGATCCGCCATTACGAATCATGCAAAACCAATTATTGCCTACAGTAGAAGCGCTTGGAAGAGTTAAAGTGCCTACTCCGCCAGCAAAGACAATAAACTGAGCACGCTGAGAAGAGATTAAAGTGCTTGTAGAATAAATGCTTGTGATATTGTAAGCTTGGTTTAAAGTTGTTCCATCAGCCACTAACCCGTACCCAGCCAACGTAGCTGCATTGGCAGCAGATGTTCCAGCTCCAAAAGTGACGGTAGACCAAGTTCCTGCATCAGTAGAATTGTTGGTTACATAAATGTATTGCGAAATACCAGAAGCAACAGAAACAATCGTTCCGCCATTAAGATTTTTTACAGTAAACGTATTGCTACCAGTGTTTTTAATAATCGTAGCTTGCCCTACAGAAACCTGTTGGGCTGAAGGCATGTACACACTTAAACTTGTGTAAGCGCCTGTTGTTATCTCAATAATATTAGAAACAACACTATCAGTGTTGCCGTTTACAGGCCATTCAAGATAAGTATCTGCCGTAATAGACAAAGATTCATAGCTAACCTGAGCTGGGGATACGGTTTGTCCTGTAAAGGGGTTTGTGTATGTAGTCATATTTAGCTGTCCTGAGCGATGGCTTGTCTATCTGCAATACGTAACTTATCTTCAAGAGTCAGCGCTTGGACTGATTCTGTATATTTTTGCTGAAAGATGACACGCTGATCATTTTTAAGAAAAGGCATAGCTTGGAGAAGAGTCCCGTACAACATTGCATTAGGCGCATTTTGCGTAATCCAATTAGTTTGCGTAGTTGAAGAAAGTGGAACTAAACGTTCATAGTATAGCACTTCAAAATCATACGAATCATCAGGTGTTGGCGCTACTAACCAATTATCATAGTCATAATCTGCATAATACAAAGGTACGCCTGTGACTGTACTATCAGGGGCATAATTACGAAGGTATTCGTACTTACGTAAATTAACCGCTTGTAGTACACCATCAACAGTGATATTCATAGACACTGTTTTACGCCATCTAGCAGGTTTAGGTATTACTGCGTTGTTTACTTGCATTGTGCTCTGAACGACTTGTTGCTGACCTAGAGATTTCATCATCTCTGCTATTTCAAACTCAGCAAGCATGATAAAAGTAGGTATCTGATTAACAACTGCGTCATCATCCCGCTCTAAGTACTGAAGTACGTTTGACGTCAGATTATCATACGTCATTACTGCTGCTGGAATAGATGTTGTCATATTAGCTTCATTTTATATTAGGCGTAAGGTCGTGTACCGGCTTTATCAATAATCAGAGCTTGACGGCGTGGGTTATCAGTGGCTTTATTTGGCACACTAATATGTGTCCATCGGTCAAACTCACGAATGATCTGGTCATACTCTATCCCTGATGCAATAACTGCTTTTACAACTTCATTAGGCTCCATACCCGGAATACGAAGATCAGCTGCACAACCGATACGGTGCTGACTAGTATCCTTGGACCCTACTGCATCGTTTACGGCTTTGGACCGAAACGCGCTGTTAACCATGACAGGCTTGCCGCCCAATACTGTTTTA